ACTTGTTTGTTGGGTTATTTTTGTCTTTTTTATTAGCTGTTTCTAACTTGTTAAAAGCTTCTTTATAAAGTTTAGCTGCTTTATCTTTTTTATCTTTTTTCTCAAGCTTTCCTGCTCTTTTAATTAATTTTAATTCATGCCAATTTGATTCAAAACAGCATAGGCATACATGAATACGTTTATGTAGAAATGTACTTAAGTCACAATCTGGGCGAGGTTTAGTAGCGATCTCGATAGAGATATATCTCGCAGGCGTTTGCCAACCTTTTTTCTTTTCTGCTTCACTGGCAACAAAATACACCCAACCTTTATGGACTTGACCTAATTCTGTAGTCCATACTACATAGTCGTTGACTTGTGGATTATAACCAGCGGTCATTTTTTAGTGTCCACGTTGTCACGTCTCGTAAGCGCTCAACAACTGTGGTATCTGGCGCCCACCCTAACTCTCTCATCTTGTTACCATCTAGTGCATAACGTAAGTCATGGCCTGGCCTTGATGAATGAAAGTCAACCATCTCGTAGTTTAATTTCTTATCTTGTGCTTGAGCAATTATCTGAGCAAGTTTTAAATTATCTAACTCTTCAGCACCTACGATATTAAACTTAGGGCATTTAGCATTGCCCCATGATTTCTCAAATTTACCTTTGTAATTAAGTAGAAACAATACAGCACTCGCAACATCATCAGCGTGTATATAGTGTCTCGAGCCAGGCACAGTTCTCGTGCTGTCACTATGGATAGTGACCTTATCGCCGTCTCGTATTCTACGAATACACATTGGAATATACTTTTCTGGGTGTTGTCTCTCGCCAAATACATTCATAGTGTGAGTTATGTAAACTGGTAGTTGATATGTATTCTCGTAGGCAACTGCTAACTCTTCTCCGCCTGCCTTGGTAGCACTATATGGATTTGTAGAATTGTATCTATCATTCTCTTGATACTTGATGCCGTCAGGAGCTGGCCCAAATACTTCATCAGTACTAAAATATAGGAATCTTTCTAAATGATCGAGTGATCTGGCGAAGTCTAATATATTACAAGTTCCCACCACATTATCCATCACAAATTCCATTGGATAATCAATACTACGATCCACATGAGATCCAGCAGCAAGATGTAGAATATAATCTACCTTTCCAATTTCTCGTCTTACGAGTGGATTTAATTCTGCCTTGAGATCATGCCAAACTACTTTAACTCTTTTTCTCTCGTTAGGTGTACATTCATATTGTAGTATATCATTGAGACGATTGAGATTGCCACTATAATCAAGTCTATCAAGTGTGACTATATTCCAATCTGTTTGAGTTAGAATACGGGCAATCAAGTGATGTGCTATAAATCCAGCACCACCAGTAATCAATGCAGTTTTCATTCGTTTGTTGTATCTTCTAATATTTTGATGAAGAACCATTGATATGATTCATCATCGCCAAGTGAAAATTCCTCAAAGATAGCGTGTGCTTCATCATACATCTTTAAATCTACTAATTCAGTTAATCTCTGACAATAGTAATTCTCAACTTGAGTAATGCAATCTTCTTTGGATTTGTCCATGATTATGTATAATAGGGTGCGAGAAACAAAAACTAGGACTTACAGGACGTAATTTCTCTGCTGAACAAAGACAACCATAGATCCTTGCCTGTTTTGTTTCCCTATCCTTTATTATAGAGCATCTAAGTCAGAATGGCGAGCCCTGTGTGTAGGTTTATCAACTGTTACAGTTGGTGTGTACTCATAACCATATTTGTGTAAGTATGTATCAAACTGGTCATCAGGCACTTTGCCTTCCCAATACTCCTTCTCAGTATAAACTCTTTTAGTTTCAATTAATTTCTCAGTTTCTATCTCGTCACTTTCGTCAGCATTTGTGTGATGTGTAACTTCTTTTAAAGTTTTAAGATAATCTAAAACGTGTTGTCTTATTTCCATGAGTTGTTCATAACAACCTTGATTATGAGCACAACCACGCAAATCGTGGTCAGGTTTCATAACTGACTCTGTGAATAGAGATAATGCTCTATCATATTTGATAGCTGGTGTTTCTTCCCCAACTGAGGCTTGGTCTTTCATTGTAGTAAGATAGTAATTTTACTAATTGCTATTGTCGCTAGAAAACATAACATAATTACAACATCATATTGTTTATGTTTGATGTAAAAGGGCATACAAATAACATCAGCAATAACGTGAATAATTGCACCATAGAGTGTTGATATATGTAGTATAACAAAATATGCAACAATAATCAAGCAAGAACCAGCAACTCGACCAGCAACTAATAAATTCATTTAATTAATTGTTTACGATTGAGATTGCTGGTTCGCCTTTGTTGAATACAGTATCAACAACCGCTTCAACTTTGCGAGCAGTGGTAATTCCAACTTTGCTATAGACAGGTATGCAAACTAAACCAAACGTCTTTGTGGCGTCGCCTAGACGTATTACACGTCCGATAGTTTGACTAATACCTATGTAGTCCATACTTCTTAGAAATAGAACTGCTTCCAATCCATTGACATTGATACCTTCAGATAGAATACTATGATGTAATACAACAAACTTTTTAGTTGTATCTTTGCCCCAAGCATTAAGAGTATTAAAGAACTCTTCTCTATCAACCTTCTCGCCATCTACAATGGCGCCAGTTTTAGATGTGATAGTCAACCATGAATAACCACGATCTGCTAACTCTTGAATGAAATCAGTTTGAGATAATAGAGCAATGATTTGTTTAGTTGACTTAGCACATATCAATACCTTATTCTTACATATATTATCAATCGAGTCAATCATCTGTTCGCAATCACGCTCAGCAACTAACTCATCTTTATGTAGTATTCTTGATTGATAAACTTCAACTTTAGGTGGTAAAATGTAACCTTCCTTAACTAATTGTGGAGCAGGCACTTGACATAATACATTACCATACTCTGGCCAGTTCATACCAGCCTTAACAGGCGAACGACTATGCTTTGGTGTAGCAGTAAAGAAGTAACATCTTTCAGCAAGATGAGAGAAGTGTTCAGTAGCAGGGAAAAAGTTTTTCTGAACTGAATTATGTGCCTCATCAAAATAGATAGTATCAACTTCAATATCAAGTGACTCTTGTATCTTATGTAATGAATGATATGTTGTAAAGATTAAAATATTCTTGACACTATTATGATACCAGTTCTCAAGTTCATCAGTTTTAGTTGTACTGAAGTGATGAGTCTCTCCACTATGAACATGAGCAACATCAACGTCAGTAATGAACTCAAGAAACTCTGATGATAACTGATTCGCAAGTAGAATACGAGGAGCAACAACTACAATCGTACGAGCAATAGTTGATCTGAATCTTTGTTCAGCATCATTGATCATACACATTGTCTTACCGCCACCAGTGGGAACAATGATTTGTCCTTTAGTGTGGCGAAACATTGCTTGTACAGCTTTAAGTTGATGAGGTCTTAGTTGCATAATAATTTCGTTGATATATTCATTATAATAGTTTTGATAGGTTTGTCTGCATATCATGTGACAGATTTCTATGTGGTACATATAGTGTTCCATACTTACCAAATACATCATTGAATCTATCTAAATCTTTGCCAAGATATACAACTGCTGATTGAAATGGTGCAGCACCTCTACCATCACCAAACTTAAGTCTCTTATTAACGGCAAGCCAAGGATATTGTGAAACTGACTTCCACCATCTTGTTGAAACATCTAACTTAATCAACAATATCAACTCTTTGGCATATCCTAACTCATACTGTGACACGGCATAAGGCACCCATGTCTTACTATCACTATATGGGTGGTTCATAAAAACTCTATCAGCAATCCACTTATGTGCTAGTCCATTTGTTTCCTCTGTATATACCTTAGTTGCAGGCACATTAGGGTTGTTCTCATCATTAGAACAAGGGTCGAGGTCAATCGTACCAAAGAATTTAATTACATCGCCTACAAAATCTGGCGGTGTATTCCAACAATCAGTTTTGTTTCCAGTTGTTGCTGTGAGTGCTGCGAGTGCTGATGAAATCATTTGTACTGTCCTCTAAAAGTTTCTTCTGTTATGATAGTAACGTCAGGCGAGTCACTATGTTTAAAATTATCACTAAGAAAATATTCTTTCAATGTCCAACCATCATGTCCACATAATACTATGATACCACACTCATAACCATACTTGTCAATGGCGTCTTGTAACTTATTACATTCAAAGTCAATTTTTTCTTCCGCTGTTCCACCAACGCCTTGTCTCTTGAGACTTACGAGTTTGCCACCTTTGTGTCTTGATGTCCACCTTTTTGCTTTCTTTGTTTTCTTGTAGGCATCGCCACCAATTAAGATGTCAACAATATGGTCTTTGTTAGTCGTAAATTGTTTTCCAACAACTGCCTGTGGATAAACATTACCACTATAATTTTCATTTAAGAAAACTTCAAGTTCAAGTTCTTTTTTGTTTCCAGTAGTGGTATCTCTGGAAGCGTGAGTTGCCATGATAAAAAATGTTGTTACCTCTATTATACAAAAAAAGAGGTTGCATAGCAACCTCCTTGTGACACTTTTTCAACTGTTTGTGTATTCTTTGTATAGAATTTCCTCTGCCTCTCTGGCAGCAATCTCATGTGGTTGGTCATTGTAACTGTAATTATCTACTGGTTCATTCTTGTAGTACATCTTTGACCTTTTTGTTTTAAGAGTTCCATCAATGAATTGTTTCATGTGAAACATCTCGTGCAGTAAAGTTTTTGTATAGGTTTCTTTATCAAGATGTGTGTCAATCTCAATTTCAAAGTCTCGTGGGCGAAACCACCCACCAGTTGTGTCACAATAACCAACACAACCCTCTCTCTTCATTCCACGATGAATAATATCGAGTGTGATCTTGTGTCTGGGAAAATACTTCTCTATAAACCAAGAGGCAACACTCTTACAGAGCCTCGTAGAATAGCCGTATCCAGAATGATAGATGTAAGACATACTCCCCAATGTAGAAACCAAACAAAAGAACTTACAAATAAAAGTTTTTCTTTGGGATTCATAAAAAAACGAAACTAAGCCTATTATAGACTTAATTTCGTATGTGGTCAAGTTCGGTTGGTCAGTTTATAAACTGTCTAGTCTGCGGCTTCTGCCGTATTTCCCTCAGCAACCCAAGCGAGATAGGCTTGGTAATCGGTGTTGTCAGGGTCAAATGGAATGTGTAGTCTACGCCATTCAGTTCTACCAACACCAATTGAAGTTTCGGATATTGTTTTTATG